AAGCTGTTGCTGTAGAGCTTGCTGTAAAGCGCCCTGTTGAGTCATACGATCCTGAATCTGCTGACCCATACCAAAGCCAAGGTTAGATAAACTACCTAGCTGTGCGCCTGCTGATAGACGCTGCTGTGCGCCTGATAACTGTGCTGCTTGGTTCTGCATCTGAGCCTGTCTTGCAAACTGCTGTGCTTGTGTGAATCCAGATTGACGCAAAGTAGAAGCAGTGCGAGCTGCTTGCTCAAGAGCTGCACGATTTGTTTCTGCTTCAGCTATACCATGACGAGAACCACCAAACGCTTTTGCTGCTGATGCTTGTGCGCTACCAACATTCTGTGCCATCTGGCGTGATCTTTCAATATCAGCTAGTGACTGACCAACAACCTGAGACTCATATGGGTTCATATACTGACCAATAGCCTGCTGTGTAGGTGCAGTTATAGCCATAGGTGTAAAGCCCATGCCAGCTTGTGCGCCCTGCATAGCCTTAGTTACACCCTCACTAGCCTGCTGAAATACATTAGGCTGCTGTGGTTGTGTAGGCATAGCTGCTGCTGCTGGTGTTGGCTGTGCATCCTTAAGAACACGATCTCTTGCACCACCTAAATACTGTGCAGGCATTACACCCTGACGCGCTTGATTCATTCTATCATATGTAGGATTTACACCGCTTGGCATACCCATACTAAAAGAAGCATTATCACTAGAAACTCCAGCAGACGGATTACCTCTAATCAAATCAGTTATAACAGTGCTACCTTGTGGCATTGATCCTGCCATAATAATTACCTCTAAAAATCTATTTGCCCTTAGTGGCTAGTTTAACGCCTTTCTTTTTAGCAGCAGCCCTAGCTCTTGCCATACTTGATGCTTTTGCCTGCGCTCGCTTCATAGAGTCACTTGCTGCTGTACTTTTCTTCTTTTTCTTTCTAGTAGGCGCTTTGTATGCCACTTCGCTAATATCTACAACAGGTATTGCAGCAGCCTGCTCTGGTGTATTTTGTACAGGGTAGCTACCAGTAAGTTTATTTGCAGCAGCACCTAGTAATCCAGTGTTAAGTACCAATCCAGCAGCATTGCTGACAACATCACCAAGCATAGAATCCTGTGAAGGTGTGCCGCCTGCCATTGGGCTAGTAGGAGTAGAACCAAGATACATTTTACCACCAGCAGCAGCTATTGCGTCTTGTTCAGCTTTTAATTCAGCTTGTGTTGACCCTGATCTAAGTTTCTCAGCCCAATACTTTTGATTGTAAGTACCAGTTGGGCCTTGATCAGCCATAACATCTACAAAACTTCTTTCTCTTGGCTTTGGAGCAAGGTCTACTATAGGCTGAGAAGCAATATCAGCTACTGGTTGAGTAACAGCCTCTGTTATTGGATCAAGTATAGGAGTAGATGGTGAGCCAAACCTAAGATCAGGTATAGTAGGCTGCCTAATCATTGACTCTATAGGGTTTCCTTCTAGGTCAAATAATGGAGGCGCATCTTCCTGAAACTGTATATCAGAGAATGGAGTTTCTCTATATGTAAAGTCTCTATCAGGAGCATACTTATGTAATTCATATTGGCCATTTGCGTCCATTTTAGCGCCAACATCTGGCCAGTATTTGAATGGCATTTCTTCTTCAAAGTCATAATATGAAGGAACACTTGTGCCGTATGGAGTAGAAGGTGACATCATTCTTACGTCACTCATTTTACCTGATACTGGGTCAATATACTGACTAGGTGAGCTTGCAGGCTGACTTGCCACAGCATTTTCATTGATTTCAGCATTACGCAAAGCAGCATCAAGAGCAGCGTTTCTGGATCGTTCAGTATATGCAGTTTGCGCTATCTGTTCTTCAGTAGGAGCGTAACTAGGAGCAGAGTATTGGCCAGTAATAGGATCAATAAATAAACCCTCTAACGCTGCCGCTTGAGCTGGACGCTGTTGGCGTAGCATATCTACAGACTGCTCATACAAAGGTGCAGATGAGTAGCCCATCAGACCACCAGCAAACTCTTGTGCTTGTGGCATACCAGCCATAGGGTCAAAGCCACTAGGAGCAAGACCAAAAGCCTCTGCACCCATACCTGTAGCCTGCATAGCTTGTGTCTGCATAGGCGAGAATGCAGCTACATCAGGGCCATAGTAAGGCGTATAACCAATACGCTGTACGTCCCTAGCACGATTAATGTTTTCAATCGCTGCGTTTTCTAACCAAGCTGGTATTTCAACGCTGCTAGAAGTTGATCCACCTTTACTCATTCGATCACCTTTTCCATAATTACAAGCTGATCTTTCCAGCCTATATCTTTTATACGTCTTAACCAGCCTTTACGACCAGCCATCGTCATACTTGTGCAACCGTATGACTTACCCCATTCCATAACATCTGGCTGCATAGACTTGATTTCTTCAAGATCACCGCCAGCTAAAAACACATGCAAAACTTTCTTTTTCGGGTACTGGTTTATCTCTGTCACTAAACATGACTTAGAAGCAGGCCATAGTTGCATTCTGCCTTCGATTATACCACGTTCTACATCCTCATACGAATGTGAACCGCCACTATAACGTAGTGCTGCCTTTATCCAAGGTTTGCATCTATCTAATTCGTTCATCCTGCCACTCTGGTGATGCTAATTGTACTCGCTGGTGCTGCTGGTGCGTATGATGTTGCAGCTACAGCATTTAAGAATCCGCTTGTACTATCAGTAGACCACATTGCTTCTAAATAGTCACCAGCATTTACAGTAAATAACTGTGATCGACTAATAACAAGAGTAGCATTATTGTTATGCAGTTTACCGATAATAGTAGAGTCAGCTACATCAGTACCATTAATCTTAGGCCAAAACATAAAATGCACTGTGCTAGATGATGTTGATGATATTTGTGCAGAGAAGTTTATTATATACTCTCCACCTTCAACAAACTGTATTTGTGAGCCGCTTAGATTAATACCTATTTTTGTACCTGTATAAGTCAAAGCATAAGCAGTATCGGCTGATGCAGCAGTTACGTCACTATTTATCTTTAGGTTAGCACGACCATCAGCTAATACAACTTGTCGCCATACGTTGTTCTTAGAAACAACTGGATAGCCGTTAGATTCGTCCCATAACAGTATGCCATTCTCACTAGCAGACTCACCAGATACTATTCTGCGTAGTATTGACCTAGTCTGCTGTAAGTAAGCACCTAATCTTTGAGCATAGTTTACCCAGCTATTACCAGTTGGTTTAGGTGGTATATTCTGAATACTCATCGTTTACCGCCTTGTTTGACCTCTAGCCTATTAATGCCTGCTCGCCAATCAGTTAGATTAGCACCTTCTATTCTGACCCTTACTTGTCTGCCTGTAAAGCGTACAGATGTAGGGTTTGCCATATTATAAGGACCATAACTACGCTCTGTATCATTAGGGTAGAATCGAGTCTTAAAGGTTACTGTAACATCACCCTGAGTACGCTCATCAGGTATAAGGTCAGTGACATTCATTACGTTGTCACCCAAGCCAATACTAATAGGGCCAGACTCAGCAAATGGAGTTAGATCACCATAGCTATGGCCTACCTCATGCTCGTATATCTTCTTAGTATCTGGGTCAGCGTATATAGGATAACGATATACACCAGCATCTATAGCAGCAGACCTAGCAAGCTCACCTATAGACCATGTTTGATCTTGGAAGTTATAAACAACATAACGATTATTTTCAGTAGAATCAGATGAAGGATAAAACCAGCGTATCTCACTAAACTTAGCGTTTGATACAGCAACAACTTTACTAATCTGGCTGGCATTAATATCACTGAAAACATAGTCAGCAACATCACAGTTTACTTCTTGTACTGTACCACCAGTGTAGGCATAGAATGACTCTAAGCCCATCCATACTGCGCCAATATCGACAACAGCAACAGCCTGCTTACTTGCTACACCACAAGACGTACCAACACGCTCAAAACCAAATACATAAGGTGGGCCTGAGTAGGTTGCAGTGTGAGCATCAGTATCAGTCAGGATAAGTGTCTGGTTCTGCATACGCACAGCACACTCTATACGACCATTTGACTGTAGCTCAATGTCACCAGCCTCATTAGTGGCAGCAGGAGTCCATACTGTGTTGTTTTCACGATCAGACCACTGCACCTTACGAGGATTGCCGCCAGCACCAAGACACATTAAAAAGCGTTCATCAGTTACGACAATACCACGATTATTTACAGGTGCATTTGATACTTGTGCTGCTGGTGTGCCAGTGTTTAACCGCCACTCGTAAACCTTACCATCTGCATCAGAGCAAGCAACAAGATACTCACCCCAAGAGTCTAAAGACCATGTGGTAGCTGGATCAGGTATATCTGACTCCTGCCTTTGTGTGCCATAAGCCTCTTGGCCATAGAATGAGTTACCATAGCCTACAGGGTTATTAGCATCCTCAAAGCCAGACGTTAGTCCAGTAGGTGTAATGTCGAACTGAGTAGATGCGCTGTTGTAGACATACAGCTTATTGTAAGACCCAACAGTAATCCATCTTTTATTACTATTATCAATCCAAGCATGAATAGACCTAGGCTTTTTTGATGAGGCAGTGTCAGATCGTGTACGCCAGCCCTGTATAGGCTGCATAGTATTATCATGCCAGCGCACTAGGTTAGAATCGCGCCAGCGTCCTTGTGATTGTAAATCTGTGCCGTTTCTGTAAACGCCAGCAGGCAGATCAAGTGCAACTAAAGGCATAACTATTCCTTAAAGTCTAATTACCATTTAACTTTGTCAGCCCAGTATGCAGCAGACATTTTACCTTTTGAAATGTTCTTAGCATGACGAGCCTTAAAAGATTTCTTTCTAGCCTTCTCCGCAGCAGTCTTAGGAGACTTACCAGCACCTGATACACCTTGCTGACCAAAGCGAATGGTCTTAACCTTATCGCCTTCTTTTGCAACAACTACATGAGACTTAGTTGAGTGACTAGGGGTTCTCTTAGGCTTGTTATAGCCACTAACCCCTACCTTTGCCAGTCTTGTATCTTTTTTTTTAGCCATATAGTTACCTATTTGCTTAAAGTATTATTCTGCCCAAGGCAAGCCAGCTACAACACTAGGCTCTTTCATATCAGCAATAACTGCTTCTAGCTGCGCTTCTACAACGTCTTTTTCGACCTTGCTAAATACCCAACCTAAAACTGTATCTTCTGTTAGAGAACCGAAGTCAGTGCTTGCAGGCTGTGATTCTGGGTCAAAGCTAAGAGTGCCGTAAGCGCCATTGCTAAACTCACCATCTACAGCATCGACACCATAATGGACGACTAATACATAGTCATCAGCGGTCTTACGTTCTAATTGATTAATTTTCCAAGTAAAATCAGTCATTATTGAGTCTCCTAAATGGCTGCAATAATAAAGGCTAATAATTCACTGTAACGAACACCCATGCGAGTACGCTCTACAGCACCCTCTGGGGCTTCATCAAGAGTATCGAAAGTATCTGTTACTGTGTGTTCTTCGACAGCTTCTACGGCTTCTGTGAGGACGTTACCATCTACGTCAAGGATTTCTTCTACTGCTTCAACAGCAGGGATAGTACGCTCTGCTTCCCACCATGTAGTTGAGATAAACATGGCATACTTACCAGCATCTAAGCCCTCAGCTTCAAAGGCTGCTTGTAGGTCTTGAGCTATGATTCCAAAGTGGATACGAGCATCGTCACCTTTTTTCTCGACAGCATCTTTCCAACGGAACTTACGCATTAAACCTTTACAGGCTATAGCGACACGTTGTTCAGCTTCGGATAGTTCTTCAATATCTTGCTTTTCGTTGCGGTCA